TTAAAGCAACCCCTTTTGCGCTGCATAGAAGAAAAAGGTTACAAAACTTCCAACAAGTAGACCCATAAACCACCTAAGAGTTGCGTTTAATGTTCCCAGCTGAGTAATTAGACCAGCTAATTTTTCATCCATTCTGGAATTGTTTTGCTCTATGATGTCTATCCTCTTCGAATGATCATTAATTCTTCTTTCATGAACCTTTAATTTGTCGTTTATTGAGTTGTGTCGCTCTAAACAAAGTCTCTCTTCCACCATATAATCCTCCTATTTGGTAATAAAAAAGAGCCCGTAGGCCCTTATGATATAAGTTTTCTATATTCTGATTTGATATGTTCCTTGTTCATAGTCGCATATATCTGTGTCGTTGCCACTGATTCATGTCCTAGAATTGATTGTATTACTGTTATATCCATGCCTGAATTAAGTGCAAGTGTAGCAAAAGTATGCCTTAAAAGGTGTGAATGCGCTATTCTATTAAGTTTGTTGCTTTTCCAAGTCTTTTAATCTCTAATTGTGCTGAACCTTCAGTCAATCTTTAAATATGTGCCAACATTTATATCACCAATAATACTGAACTAATAGGTTTCTTAAAGATATTATATTTTTAAATATATCCTTTATAAAATTTGAAATTGGTGGTTCAGAACTGATAAATTCCAGTAAACTCAACGAAAGCAATATAAACCCTACCCATAAAATCATATATTTTTTTGTACCATCTTCAACTTCTTTAATTGCATTTTTTATTGCCTTATCCTCTTTAAAAATATCTTCTAAATCTTGATTAGACAGTATTTCATTATAACTGTCCTTTAAAACCTGGTATCCGGATTTTATTTTTTTGAGCCTATATTTATTCTCACTAATTGAAATCAATAAATAGATAATCGAACCCAACAAAATCAATTCAAGAATTAATATTATATCTCTAGTAAATATATTATCTAATGGATTATCAGAAACTATATTAATAATTATCACTGAGAATAAGAACGTAATTAAAGTAAGCAAATTTGTTTTAAAATTATTGAATAAAGACAAAACATTATCACCTACTTGTGTAGTAACTGAACAAATGTATTCTGAAACTTTATTTTTTAAATCCAAATATTGGTTTACATTATCCTTTAAATACAGATTAAAGTTTGATTGTATTGTTGCATAAGTCTTTTCATCAGTATTTATTAAGTTTGTATATTTGCAATGAAGGCTTAGAATATTTCTCGCAATAAGTGCTTTGTCAATCAAGTTTCCGCCGTTATATATCCAACTATAAATTTTGAAAAGAATAGGGTTATGTATCATAACCCTATTCAATTCATATGAAAAATCTACGTTTCTTTGTCCAGATATTTGTACTTTCAAAACATCATCTTCAATTGTAGCTAATGTTGAGATGTACACTAAACTCAATATACTGACCAATTTATCAAATATTTCTTCGTATGGATTGTTATCATAACTGGTAACTATTTTAAAATCTTCAGGAAGCAAATTCAAATTTGAATTATTATAAAAGTAAGAAATATCTTTGCATTCACTTATTCTTTCTGACCTGTTGATTTCCTTAAGGGTAATATTATGACTACTTCTATTAACAAAGAACATTGTTTGTGTGGAAAAAAAAATATCCGAGTCATAAATTTCAAATACTAAATATTCTGCTCTATTTAATAGAAGTCCAAACAAACTCATTATATCTACTATACTTTTGTTCAAAAGGTCTTTTGTAAATTCTTTGAAACAATAAATAGAAAAACTATTTTCCATTATTGTTTTTTCAATTGTGAGTATAACTAAAACACTATCTTCATAATCCTTTAAATCATCTATAAAACTCTCATATTCACTTTCATCAGGCTCTTTTAAAACAAGCCTCAAATGGTCTTCAATTATTGTATTAAATTCAATTATACACTTATCCCTATCGGCAATATTTTTCCCCAAATTGATAATATCTGAAAAATCGGGAATACTTCCCTTATCAATAGACACTTTCAACTCAAGGACTTTAACTCTTTCAGATATGCTTAAATCCTCCGTCTGAAAAAGCATTTTGAATTCATTGATAAGATTCATAGCTATTCCCCCTTTCTATATTATTTAAATTACATTTTATTATTTAAAAAAATCAAACGTTTCGTCATTATTTGTTTTTATCTTTAAATATCTATTACCATCTTGATCTTCAACTGATTTAATCGCATGTTCAATATCTTCAATTGAATCTGTTATTTTAATTTCTATTCCGTTATTAACTTTATATATTTTTTTAACTTTCGGGTCGATAACAGATGGTACTGAGTTAAATTGAGAATCAAACTTTCTTTTTTCCGGTAAAGCAGTAAGCTTATCTTTCAAGTTCAATAATTCATCATTAGATAAATCTGTGGGTTGATATGTCCCTAATATTCCCTCTACCATTGAATTATAGTCTAAGTGTTCATTTCCCTTAAAATATGCTATAACACTGTGTCTTATAACCATATAATCTTTAGGAGCAACTTTTTTAACGTTTCTCGCTAAAGTCTCATCAATTGCTTTAAAAGCTTGTAAAGTATTTGTCTCATCTGTAATCATTTCATCTAATTCTAAAAAATCATTACTCCAATATTTTGCAACTGTATTAGAATATACCTTAGCGTTATTTATATTTAATTCTGTAACATCATCAAAATATAAAAGACAAGATTTCCATATATCCTTTTTATCTGAAGAAAACCCGGTTTTAAAATTAAAATCTGTCTCATCTACAAAACCGCCATGTTCTACTTTTGCTAACAAAAAAACATACTCCTCTGTTTCACTATTATAAATCAGACTTTGTAATAAGCTGCCCTTTTGAATATTCCTATTTAGCCGAGCTATTTTGCGTTGAGCTTCAATTTCTTTTCTCATCAATCTATCAGCGTTATCATCAAAATAACCTTGTATTATAGAATGTTCTATCTCAGAATCTTCACCTATAACTTTTCTATATATTTCTTTTGCATTTATAATAATTTGTGTGGCTTGAGACCTAGCTTTATAATTTCTAACAAAAGTATTACTATTTATATGCCTTATTAATTGCATAACATAAGCATCAAATGAATCCGGAATTACTCTCGAAGAAACCAATTCTTCATTATAATTTATTACATGTATCGATTTGCTAATAATTTGCATTTTTACCCCCCGTTATTTTTCCATGACATGTTATTATTATAACTTAAGGCTTATATTTAATCTACAGGGGTATTGGTAAATGATAGAATTGCAAGAATAAATGAAAAAAGAGTCTTAACGACTCTTTTGGTTTAACTTTAATATATAATCAATTCTCTTTCATAAATATAAAAGAATATTGATGTTTCTCTGGTACATCAACATAGTATTTAGAAAAATTATCTTTTTCATCTGCCCATTTAAAATCCTTTAATCCTATATCCTCAAAATTAAACTCCATAATAGAATTATCACTTTCTTTTTCTAACCTTAATAAAAAATCAAATTTATCATTGTCTTTTTTATATATTGTTATATCGTTAATCAAGTATGATTCAGTCTCCGTATATTTCATGGGAATCCAGCTTATTCTGTACTTCATTTTTACAATATTTTTCTTTGAATAGCATTTTTTTAAATCGCTCCAAAATTGAAGAGAGTCTCCTCCCTGCGGCATGATTTCAATTATAAATGAATCTATCTCTCCCTTTTGTGCATTATAAATGATAATAACCCCTCCTTTTTATTTCTATTATAGCAAATATGTATCATTAAATCTGCTTAAAATCTGTTTTGCTAAAATTATCGCTATAATAGAAAAACCGTCTAATTTAATTTAGGCGGTTTTCTATAACATATTAATGTTCTTTCTAACTATTCATTAGTATCTCTATTTTATAGTATTAATCAAATATATCTAATTCACCGGATTCCACACTTATTCTTATTTCACAATTTTAAACTATTGAGCAACAAAAAAGACACTTAACATGTCTTTTGATTTAAAAATTTAAATTTTACATAACGATAATTTCTAAAGCTACCGTTACATCAGGAGCTTCGCCATATGTTTTCCATTCTAACTCGAACCCATTTTGTGAGATATTTTTAAATCTCAATTCTACAGTAGATTTATTCGGACACAAAATTTTAATAGGGTCTCTACTAATCTCGTTCTTGCTCCATATAAAAGAATTTTTTACAAACTCACATCCGTAAGTTTTATCATAATCACTAAAGTAAGCGTTAATAATTACCAAATTAGGCTTTTTCTTGCTCGATATTGTTTGAACACCAGACAAACTAATGGTTCTTAACAAATTAATTACACTATAATTTGTAATTTCATCAATCAATTCGGTTTTAAGTTGTTCAACTCTTCTATCTAAACCTTTTTCAAACCAATCTTTAGCCATTAAATATAAAGCCCATCCAGATGCTGCGATAACAAATGCTAATACCATCCATTGTATAGTTAAATGAAATTTTACTGTGCCGTCAATTAATGTTATAGTGTCTTTTAAACTATTAATCTGATTGTCGATTGATTCTAACTCCATAAAAATAATCCTCCCTATTTTGTACATAAGAAAGATTTCGACATTTATTGTAAAATTCCTTTAAAATAGAGGATATTTCAAATTAGCAAAAACAAAACCGACTAAGACTATTGAAAACGGAACTATCACCAACTTAATAAAATACTTTCTCTCCCATTTTTCCATAGCTCCCTCCTAAACAATCTCTGCAAATATTTCTTGAACTACATCTCTTAAATTAAACAATCTCGGTACTTCTGTATCCTTGTATATTCCCATCATCACAAGTGACACCCAAGTTTTTACTATTATAGAATTTCTATTAAACATATTACACTCCCTCCCTGTCTAAAATTGAATAAACAACATCTCTGAGATTAAAAAGTGCTGGAACTTCTTCTCTTTTGTAGATTTTCATCTTTACTAAATCAAACCAAGTTTTAACGACCATTGAATTTTCATTAAACATATTACATTCCTCCCATTGCCATTATTAGATTAGTTAATTCTGCTATTGCCATCATATTATCCATTTGCATTTGTGCCATAGCCATTGTCATTTCCATAGTCAATTGTTGTTCGCTTGTCGGCTGTGGTGGTGGCTTAGGCTCATTTGCTAATCTTTCTTGATATTCTTCTTCTGTTAATATCTCGACTTCTGTTTCAGCAAATCCTGCATTTTGTGCATTTTGTAGCATTATTTCAATAGAGTTTTCAGAACCATCTATTACTTTTGTAGTGTTTTTAACTACGCAATATCGCATATTAATCCCCCCAATTCTAATGGCTTTGAATAAGCAGATGAACAGTGGCTGTGCCTGCTGGTGTACCTGACTTTTGCCAATCCAAAATTATTTCGTTTTCAGTAACCGAATTTATATATACAGTAGCAAAGTTGCCAGAACTAGGGGAAATAACCACCAAAGCCGAATCAGAATATTGATTCCCGTCCGGAGCGATATACAGTGCTCTAGATGCGTTATTTTCAGCCCAAAAACCTTCGCTAAATGCTTTAGTTCCGGCTATAGCTCCTATAGATGCTATACTTTTAGCTTTAAACGGGATATTAATTACTTGTAAACCTGCTATTGAAACATCTCTAGTAAAACTAGCAACATGCGTAACGGTTTGTATTTTGTGAAGATTGAAATCTAACTCAATCTGTGCCATTTGCGAACTAATATCATCGGCAAATGCATCTATTTTTTCATTATCAGACACGAAATCTTCACGCTTGGGATACTCGTTCCCTGCCCACTTATTAAGTTGTAAAAAAGCTGTTTTTAATAAACTTGGCATTATATCACCTCTCTATTCTTTATATGCTTCAAACTCATCCCATGTTAGGTTCAGAGTATCCCACATATCCCAAGTTTTATTGTAAGTGTCAAACTGGTCCCAAGTCATAAAAGCAAAAATAAATTCATATGGTAAATGTGCAGGCTTTGCCTTTTCTATTTCTGCTTTAAAATTATCTAAATTTGCTGGAATTCCATACTCACTTATGAATTTTATTATTATCTTTGCATTTACAAAAGTTACTTCCGTTTCTCCATTTTGCCAGCTTTCGGCTATTGCTTGTAACAAATATAAATCAGCCTTACTACTGTTTTTCCATCTAGCTTCTACAATGCTCCTTTTTTCTTCAATTGGAGTATTTGTCTTAAACTTAATGCCTAAGAAATTTGCTAGAACATCAGCTCCCCAAGTCATAGTGTTAAACCAAAACTGATTATATAAGTCTTGAGCTACATCATTTATTTCATTAATTTTTATATCTATAGCATCTGTAATATCTTTAGTGTAAGGGTCATTTCTCACTAAATGGTGCATAAGAGTTATAATCTTTTGATTATCCATGTTAGCCCCCTTAAGTTATAGTTACAGTGCCTAATATTGCCACTTGTTCTACACCTATAGATATATTTGTAGCAACACCATTTATAAGCAAATTCTGATAGTCTGCTACACCTTCTGTATTGATTATTGCACTACCTATAAGAGCATAGCTTACATAGTTCTGCTTAAATGCAATCTCTTTCAAATAACCATATATGCTATTCTCTATATTAGTTTTAACCTCTTCAAGAGTATATCCTTCTTCTTCTTGTACATCGGCTGTAACATTTATATTTAATCCAGTAGCGCTTGATATAGTGCAGTATGCTCCTATTGGTGCTTGGCCAGAGCCAGTACCCCAAAGAGTCCATCTATCTTCCGCTTCTATATATTCTCCTTTAGGATCTATATATTCTTGAACCGTATCAACCAAAGTTGATGAAGCTGGTTGCTTATCGGAATTTATAATAACTATCTTTACTGTATTATCTCCATTCCATAAAGATAAAATTTTAGCATCTCCTACTCCTGCTACTTCTTTAGCCCATCCCATATAGTGATATATATTTCCAGATGTGGCTGGTCTTTGTATTGCTTCATAGTATCTTTCTCTTAGTGATTCATCGCTTTCTTCTGCAAAACCATCATAACTAGCTTGTGTATTAGTAAGCGAAACTACACCTTGTAGAGTAACAGGCATTAAAGTAATAGTATTTGCTCCTACATTTCCATTTGTCCCTGGAATAACAGCTTCAACATTTACAGTTCCAGCACCTTCAATTATCACAATTTCAGTAGCATAAAACTGAGTTCCTGCTTGAGTTTCAAATAAATCGCCTATATTTATAGTTGCATTACCTACAATATCCAAAACTGCTTTAGCTTTTGTAGCTTCTTTTCTTTTGATACCTTTACGCTGTCTTACATACTTTGTAAGCTCTGTACCATTTAGCTTATCAACATCTACTTTATCATTCAGCTTTTGCAACTCGTCGTATATTTTATTTAATACTATAGCTGCAGCGGCTGGGATATCATATGTTAGATTCCCTTTGCTTTTTTCATAGTCATTTGAGATATTATCAAGCATATCTTGTCTTAACTGCTCTTTTGTTTTGTACTCAAAACTCACGCTGCAATCACCACGCTTTCATTAAAAACAATGCTTTCATTTTCTGTTGTAATAAGCGTAAATGAAATAATAAGCTTGCTTCCTTCTCTTATTCCGCTGTAATTTATAACCTTATTAATAAGCGGATAGGCTTCAAGCTGTTCTTCAATCTGCCTTTTTAGTTCAGAATTTACAAAACCTATAGGAATGTTTTTATATCCTATAAAGCTGTAATCCATTCCATAATCTTCATCATATATTTTATATTTTCTAATTAAAGTTTTTAGAGTCCATTTTACAAATTGCTGTATAGCCTCTATTTTAGTAGTTTTAATAAGCTTTCCATCCTGGAGCAAATACCTGCCATTTTCAAAATCAAATTTATAAACCTTACCAACGCTTGGGGCTGCTTCTTCTGTCTGTTCTTGCAATATAAGGTTTATATCTGAAACTGGAAATATATCCATGTCATGCCCCCTTAAAGTTTAATTGCTCTATTTACTATAAAAAAAGTTTGTGGATCTTCGCCTTGTATCAAAAGTACTTCATGGCCTACTTGAAAATTAAAAGTAGTAGATCCGTTTGCTAAATATAAGTTTTCTTGCTGGAGCATTGCGGCACCATCAAGTATAGAAATTTGAGCAGGAGAACTAGAAACTACAACCCCAATAATTGCCCCAGTGTTAAAATTTCCTGCTCCTGCCTTGCTTTCTTCTTTAATCATTTTTGCCATTTCTATATCCCAGCTCATATCAAGCCCCCTCTATACTGAGGTTCATTTTGTGTATTCTATTGCTATATGTGTGAGTACATTCTTTTACTAGATATTTACCGCTTAGGCCAGTTATAGGCTCTGTAATCTCTAATATCCGCCCAGCTCTTACGCTGTCTGCTCCTAGTAGCTCTATACTTGTATCCTCTGCAATCTTATTAAGCTCTGCCAGTTTATTTTTAGCAATGTTTCTTACCTGTGCTATGTTTTTACTGTCCACACTTTCTATATCTTGCAAAAGGCCATATTTTTTAATGCTTGCTGCATCCTCTGCCTTAGCTGCTACTCTAGTGCTTTTTTCTTCTCCAGAGACAATAAGGATACTATTTTTCATGTCTGCAATGCTTCTTGTCCTGTTTATACTGCCTATAGCCTTAGTAACATCAAAGGCCTGTATATTGCTTGCAGGTTTAAAAAGTCCTTTAACTATTAAATCACTATATTTTTCTATATAAAACTTTCCTATTCGCATTTCTTTGCGGTATTTTACACCTTGTTCTTTCGTTGCCTGCTCTAATATATCTTCTATAATGTCTGCTATAGTAGCATCCTTGTATATTTTAGATATCAAAGTAGGTATTGCAGTTATATTGCCTACAGGTATATTAAATTTTCCGCATAGCTCTTTTATAGCCTTATCTGCCCTAATTTTATTAAACTGTATAATAGTTCTTGATTTATTCAAATAAAAGGCAAAATCAAAGGCGGTAAAACTGCGTTTAAATCTTCCGTCTATGTTTTCATCTGTGACAATGCCTCTAAATACTTCTGCTCCATTGTTACTTAAAACAATAAGATCCCCAAGCCGCACAACAAGTTTAGGAAAAAACCTTGCATCTGTATAGCCAGTAGAAAAATTAAACTCCATCCCTAGAGTATCTATACTGTCTCTCCAGCTTAAATCTCCGCATAGAGCTGCTATATTGTAAGTTTTAGAGTCTCTTATTAAAAATACGCTGTAATCGTCTATAAGCATATTAAGTCACCTTCACAAACACATATTCTTTAAGCTCTAAACTGTATTTTATATCTCCAGCCTTATCCAAATAATGTGTAAAGTTTTCAACAGTACAAGGCATATTAAGCCGCTCTTGTCCGTCTTTTGTAGTAATTACAATCCTTATAGGTACTCTTGCAGCTCTCCACCTATCAAAGAAATCCACATAAGCCCAGCCATTAGCAATAGACCCTGCTTTAATCCAGGGATATTCTTTATTCGGAAAAGAAGATTCTATAAATAAATTTTTGAGTCCTAGAGTACCTATAAGATTTAACTCCCCTTGATTTATACTCTCAAATACCTCATTTTTTGCAGGTTTTTCTATGGTCCCAGTATCGGGGGGCACAACTGGAAACACTAGAATTTCTTGATTGTTATTTGCACTTACTACAATATCCATAGATACCCCCTTCTACATATTGGCTTTTGCTAATTTAATTCTTTTAGCCATTGCATTTCCTACAATATTTACAAGATCGTCAACCCCATAAACATTGCCATATATATTAACTACAACACCAGAATCGGTATTACTTGTATTATTAATAATCTTTTCGCTCTTGTCCGCTGGAATGATTGTTTCTCCAGAGCTTAGCTGCCTTATTTCTCCGCCTTTTTCGTGGATCTGTGCTAGTCCGCCTTTTGCATAGCTTGTACCGCTTGCATAAGCTGGTATTTTAGGAATACTTATACCAAACTTTTGACCGCCAATTCCTGGCACCCATTTAGGTACATCAAATTTAAGGCTATTCATTCCATCAATCATTTTATTGATTCCAGATATTACATAATTTATAAAGCCTTTAAAACTAGCTTTTGAGGTTTCCCATATCCCACTAAAAAAAGCAGGTATAGGAGAAAAGGCCAGTTTTACACTTTCCCATAACTCGGATGCCTTTGCGCTTATCTTATCCCAATTTTGATAAAGTAGTATTCCAGCACCTATTAAAAGGCCTATGGATGTTACTATTAATCCCATAGGATTAGCAGCCATTACCATGTTAAGTATTTTTGTCTTTGCTGCTAAAGCTAAAGTTGCTGCCTGCGTTGCTAGTAGATAAGTTTTATAAACTCCCCAAGCTATACCAACCCCAATAACAAAAGGTTTTATAGTAGCCCAGTTATTTTTTATAAAATTAAACATATCAACAATTCCTTTTACTGCTTCAAGTGCAAAAGCTTTTGTTTCAATAAACATTTGATTTAATGCAGGTAAAACCTTTTGGATTATTTCATTGATTGGACCTTGCATTTGTAGCCATGAAGCCCTTACCTTAGGGAGCAGATTGCCGCTTACATAATTGAGTACAGGGATTATATTGCTTTGTATAGCTGCAGATACTTTTACAACTGTATCAATTAAACCTAAAGTTAAAGTTTGTATTTTAGGAATTTTAGTAAAAAACCAGTTTGCAACATTTGCCATAATAGGGAGAACTTTTTTTCCTACTTCTTCCTTGTAATCTCCCCAGCTATTTGTCATTTGCTGAATTTTTCCTTGATCTGTCTGAGCCATTGCATCATTTACACCGCCTACATTCATTTTTAAAACTTCGGCTAGTGTAGCTGCTTTTTCTTCTTCTGTACCAAATTTCAAAATCTTTTCTTGTGCTTTAGTAAAGTTTATACCTACCCTAGATAATGCTCCAACTTGACCATTCATAACTTTGCCAAATAAATTACCTATCTGTACTGCATCTTGTTGAGTTGCATTTAATCCTTTTGTCTGAGCTAATAGGTCTAGCATACCTGGAGTAAGTGTTTCAATTGTTTTGGCCTGCATCTGAAAAGTTCCTAATTGCTGCATACCAGATATAGTGACTTCGTCTCCTATAACCCCTATGTTTTGTTGTGCGCTTGCATATTTTTTAAGACCTTCTATGTGAGCATCTGTCATGCCTTTTGTATTCTTTAATACTGAGCTTAGTTTTGTTTCTGCTTCAATTTGCGCTTTTGCCCCTGCTACACTTTCAGTAAAAAAGCTTTTCATGGAGTTAAATCCTAAATATGCAGCGCCTAAACCTATTACACCTTTTGCCATACTACTAAAAGAACTTTTTGCAGTACTGCTCATTTTTTTCAATTGACTAGTTGCTAACTTAGTTTGCTTTGTAAATTTCTTTGTATTGTCTGTAGTCTTTTTTAAAGGCTGAGTAAATCTATCTTTAAGATTTAAGACTGTATTAATCGCCTTCGCCATGATTCACCTACTTTCTAGGCAAAATAAAGAGAAGGGTTTATTACCCCTCTCCAAACAATTGATTAAGCTTTTTTTGTTCGCTCTCTAAATGCTTTTCCATGCTTATTTTGTAAAAAAGCTGTTCTGAAAAACTAAGATTTAAAAAATCATCTAATTTATGGCCTCTTGGAAGATAAAAGGCTGCAATTTGAAACCTTAAATCTTCCTCAATTAGTTTTTTACATTAGATTCCAAATCTTCTAGTCCATGCATTTTAAGCACTTCATTTCCAAGCTCTAATATTTCCCCAAGATCAAACATTTCTTCCACAATGTCGAAAGGCTCTACAAGATCAAACTGCTCTTGGAGCTCCTTTTCTTTTAAAAGCGGTACACTGTTATATAAAAGCTCTTTATAAATACTTATAGTGTTACGCATAGAATCATCACTTGTTATTGAATCCATAGCATCTACAATATAGCTTGCAGATATCTTTTGCATTATTATTTCACCTTCTAGGCTTTCTACATATACTGCTTTAGCTTTAAACTTTCCTTGCTCTTTCTGTTTTGCTTTTGCTATAAAATCATTTAATGTCAATTTCTTATTTTTCTTTTCCATACTTGCACCCCTATGCTATTTTATCTAAATAATTGTAATCCCCAAACTTGAAAGGAAGTTCTTCTTCTGTAACAGATTTATCTTCAAATTTCATTAAAGTAAATTCATCAAAAGTGACTTGAAGTATTTCCACTCTTTCGTGGCCTTTTGCTGCTGGATCTGCAAGCTTAGAAACTATCTTTATATCTGGCATTATTCCAGTTTTAAAACCTTCTGCCAAAAGATTTCCGCCTCTTGTATACATCTTATGCAAAACCATTGTGCCTTCTCCAGAAAATCCTATAAGCTTTCTTTTATTTCCCATTTCTTCGCAAAAGCTTATATCTTCCCACTCTCCAACAACTTTACCTTCAAAGCTCTTGCACTCTGCCCATAGCTCGCCATTTACCCAAATCCTGCCCCATTTTCCGTTTATTACTTCATTTGCGTTCATAAAGTCAGCTCCTCCCTTACATGTTTATAGTGAAATCTAAATCTTCCATTGCATCAAGTATTTTTACTTTTCCTGCTAATAATAAATTAGATCTAAATGTATTTATTTTGACTTGTAAGTCTGTCCATGTTTCCGCCTCTGTCTTACCAATTCCAAGCCATGCAAGGCGCTGTTTTTCCACATTTATATCAGATAAATTTGCAAAGTTCTGATCTAGTATGCTTTCAAGTGCAAGCTGCCTAAAATAACTATTAATAGCACTTAAAAACAGTACTTGATTATCATAGACATTCTTGTATTTTCCGATATAAAAGTTTTTGAAAGTGCTTGATATATCTGTTTGCATTAAGTCCATAGCCTCAACAATAGTAATTTTCTTCATATCGTCAGTAAGCGGCTGGGCAACTGTGATAAGTGAATTTATAGCCCTTGCAACCCTAACAACTGGCTCATAATTAAATTCATCATTAAAAAGTATTAGCTTTCCTGCATTTACTGCAGTTTCTAGATCAGCTGGCTCTGTTACGCTTTCTAGATCCTGCATGATATAGTAAGTTGCAGACTGGGTAAAAGGTAGTCCAGCAAACAAACCTAAAAGCCTTGCAATGTACTTTTCACCAGTTATTTCATCTTTGTTTTTAGGTTTTAGTGTTTCATTTGCAAAATTGACTATGTGCATATCATCCGTAACAGTAGCATTGTAGGTAATAGTCTTATATACTTTCTTTTCATTCTGATTTACGGATTTAATCCAAGTTGCTAGATCATCTTGCTCTTGCTGCGTACCTTCTGCAAGGCCTATCCAGTTAAAAAACTTAGTCTTAACTTTAAGTAGTACTGCGCTTAATAGTTCAGCATCTTTTTGAGTTGCAACAATAACCCTAGAAGGATTACCAACAAATACATCTTTGATATATGCAACATTTGCAGCTGTGAATTTATCTTCTTCTATCTGATCTACTGTTTTATACTCTGCAAAATCAAAATCAGCTGTAGGCTCTTTTACAATTAGTACAACAATACCTTTTGCAGATCTTTGTATTGCACTTACTGCCAAACCTTTAAATATTACATCAATTTTCGGCATTCCTATATTTGCCATGCTTTAACCTTCCTTTCTTATTTCAATGTCTAGTTCTTCTATAAGCGGTTCTGGACTTTCTCGCTCTATCTGCTCCACTGTTTCTAAGTCAAAACTAAATTGCAATATCCCATCTACAATATTTGCTTCTGTTTCATTTATTGTAATGATAAAATCTTCATTAACCTTTAACATATCAAGAAATATTTCTTCTAGCTTGTCTTGTATGCCTAGTATTTCAATTCTGTTTTTGTATCTGTCGCTAGGGAAATAATAAATTACTATAGTTGTAACTCTATTCCTAAAATAATTCATCATTTCACTTGCTGCCATGTTAGAAAAGTCAATAAAAAAAGAAGGCCTCTCGAAACCTTCTGTTATATCTTTAGATTGTATTTCTTTGTCTGGAAAAGCTTCTTTTATCTTTGCATTTATTGCTTTTAATATATCTGTGTATTTTATCATAATGTAACCACCTAAAACGCTACAAGCGTTGATATTACTCAATTTTATAAAAATAAAAAGACTTTTTATTTTAAGATTTAAGACATTTTAAAAACTTTCTAATGTCTTTATAAGCCATAAAAAATAAAAGTGTCTTAAAAACGATTTTAAAGCTTCAATTTTTCAACAACAAAATCTTCAATATCCTTAATGAACTGATTTTGAAACTCTTTTCTTGTACTTTCAAATATTCTCTTGCCTTGAACAAATTTTCCAGTAGGTCTTTTATTTCTTTTTTTATGATCTCTATGCTCATATCCGTATTCTATCAAATGAGCATGAGGCATTGAATTATAAACCCTTACTGCTAGCTCATCACCTTTATACTTATATACTTTACCTGTTTTAATACCTTTAAGATAATTACCTTTTTTCTTTTTAACTGTCTTTTTTGCTTTACTTACAGTTTTGCGCTTTAGTTTATTTCCTTCTGATTTAATAAACTTTTTAAGTTGCTTAGGCTCTGTTTTTTTTGCTACATCTAAAAGTTTTTGAGTTAATTTGTCTATATCATCTACATTAAAGCCATCTTGCATATTATCACCCTTGTATTTCTTCCGCAAAGATTTCTAAAATCACATGCTTAAAATAAGGATCAAGTATATATTTAATGTCAAATCTCTTCCCAGCAAACATAATCCAATTATCTTGCTTTATGTCATGTCCTGCAGAGTATCTGCATTTAATTTTATGTGTTACATTGCTTAATATTGTGTCTGCCTGTTGATTTTGCAATTTTCCAGTCTGCGGAACTACTTCCGCCCATATTGTCTTTATCTTTTTGTTTTCAAAATCAGTTTCATGGTAGTCATTTATTATTTTTTCTTTTCCCCAGATCTCGACTCTATGCCTTAACTTACCTACTTCTATATCCATCAGCTTTCCCACCCATACTTTAGCTGCGTTGCTAAAATTTGCAGCACCAAAGAAGTACCTTCCGTTGTATTTGCTGTAAATTTTCTGCTATCATACCACTCTGTTATAAGAGCAAGGCAATATATTTTAGCTTGCTGCAGCTTACCTTTGTTGACATATTCCTCATTTTCGGTTAATACAATCTTGTTATAAATCTCTGTGCCAACTCCAGTTTTTAAATATTCGTCTGCTGCAGCAATAAAGCCATTTAATAAATTATCTTCGTGGGTGTATTCATCTTCAAGCCTTAAATATTCCTTAGTTTCTTGTAATGTCAGTATCATTTGTATCACCTACTTATAGTAATTAAAGGGGCTAAGCCCCCTTAATTAAACTGTTCCCACATTGATTTCTGCAAACACTACTGCCTCGCTATCAAACATTTTTACATCTTCTCTTTGTATTGCTCTAATGTCTGTTCTATTCTTAGTAAATGCTTGCCCACCAATGTTAGTAGATAATAGAGACATTTGCTCTCTGTCAAATAACACAACAGCTTCTTCCATATCACCAATGATTATAGGAGCTTGATAGTTTGTTCCATCATTTCTAGTTGCCATAGCTTTGTTTGAAAGAACTACTATTTCATACTTTCCAAATAGCATCTTTTTAGTAGGCTCTAAAGGATTAGGCTGGACCATGAATTTACCTTCTGCATCTTTTAGTGTATCTAACCAATTGAATCCATCTTGATTAGTGAATACTTTTGCAGAAGCTTCTATTGCTGGATCTAATTCTATATTGAATATTTCTTTTAAATCTGTTAAGTCAGTAACTGGAACTTTAGTTAAAGTATTAAGTAAGTCCAGTATAAGTTTGTTTCTAGTTGCAACTGATTTTTTAGCAAGCCAGCTATTTAAGTATGACTCTATTGCAATATCACTGTCATTCATAAGGTTATTAGGAACTGGAAGTATGCCCCCTCTATCCTTTATAGCATAAGGAATATTTGTAAATTGTGGAGCATCAGAAGCAGGTACATCATTTCCCTCTGTAAATTCTTGGAATGGTGTATATAGAGCGTTCTTCTCTATGTTTCTTGATCCTGTCAGCGTTCTAACTGGCTCTACTTTTACATAGTTTTCAAGAGCTGGCAAGCTTCTTTTTAGCTCATTTACTCTTGTTTGCTGGTCTATAGGAATTAGATAGCCTCCATCTTCTCCAGTTGCAGAGGATAAAGCCCCTTGAACTTTTAACATGTCTGATTCTTTTGCACTTAGTGGCTGGCCCTTAAATGCTTTCATGAATACAGTTTTATAGTCAATGTTATTTTCTGGATTATCAAGCGGTATTTCAGTATTCTCTGTTCTGTCCTGTGGCTCTGTCTTTTCAAGCACTTTTATTCTAGCTTGCAGACTTTCTATTTCTCTATCTTTAGCCTGTATTTCTTCAAGAGTTGCATTTTCATTTGCAACCAATTCTTTAGCTGCGTTTTTAGCATTTTCAAGCTTTTGTTTAAGTTCGTTAAGCATTTTCATTTATAATTTCCTCCTAAGATTTAAAATAATAAAAGCTATAGCCTAGACTTTAGTAATAGTCTTGCTTTAGCTTTTTCAATTTGGTTATTATCAATTTTATTTTCTGGCTGAATTTCTTCTTTAGTCTTTAAATCATCTGGAATATTTGTATAGCTGCCAAAATAATCCGATACACACGCAACCGATTTATTTTCTGGAGCAACTTCTATATCGAAATACTCTGCCGCTTCTTTTCCAGTAAACCATGTTTCATTATCCATCATTTGTTTTATTGCTTCAATTTTTATTCCTTCTTTTAAATTTGCTTCATAGACATTTAAAATTCCTTGATCTATTACATCTAATGAATCTGCAAATTTTCTTAGCTCTTTTGCATTGCCCCATGTAAAAGACCACGCATTATGAATCATCATGTAGCCATTTGCAGGAATTATTATTTTATCCGCTGCAAAAGGAATTACCGATGCTATAGAGCCTGCTAACCCATCTATATAAGCTATTTTGTATGCTTGATTTCTTTTTAGAATGTTATATATACTCATTCCAGCAAATACAGAGCCTCCGCCACTATTTATATAGATATTTAGGTTTTTAGTTCCTTCGATATCTTTCAAAAACTTTAAGACATCATCTGGACAAGTGTCTGCATCTTCCCATTTTTCCCATTCAGAAGATACAATATCACCATAAAAATACAAACCTGCAGTATCATTGCTTTCATTTCTTATTTCTATCTTACCAACATTTTTGATATTGCCTTGCTTGTCTTTATTTTTAAGCTGCAATACTTTACTCATTTTCTGTTTCACCCCCTTTAGGATACTGGCTGCCTGCCATATCAATAGGTATCATATTTCCATTTATTAAAAGTCTGTCTCCGCCTTCTTTTGGCTCTAGTTCTTCTTTCTCTCTTACTTCATTGCTTGTATAAATACCGTTTTGTATACCTTTTTGATAACTTTCAAATCTTTTCTGCAAATCACTTCTTAAAATTACATCAATATTAAATTTCAAATAGTACCCTGCTTCTATTTCATCAGTTCTAAGTAACTTATACATAAGTTCTTGTTCATAAGCTGTTAAAACTGGTTGAAGTGTTTCTATATAGAATTCTTTCATCGATTCTTCAAGATTGCTAAAAGTAGCTCTTGATAAATCATTTATTTGATGCATTTTAACCCCAAAAGCAGATGCTATTTCTCTTATTGTAAGATTATTGTTTTCAAAAAACTGGCTTTCTGCAAGCTTTTGGCTTATTGCTTGATATTGATATCCAATAGGTAACAAACTAACTCTATGTGCATTATTTAAACCACTTGACATTCTTTCAAATCTATTTCTAAAGTTTTCTTCTGCTCTTTGGTTTAAATCTCCGACATAGTGGATTATACCTTTAGTTTGCATACCATTTTTATAAAACTTGTTAATATAATCAGTTCCACTTTTAGCATTTTCAATTAGATCTACTAGATAATCTATAGGACTTATACCTACAAGTCCATTATCTGTAAGTCCTTTAATGTGGAGCATTTCATCAGAAGGTATTTTAAATGTATCTCCGTTATCTTCTATGATGTACCACATTTCTTTTTTTGTTATCCTTGTATCGTCAACTAATATCTTTTTAACTTTTGATGATGTAATTGGGTATAAAGCTTTTATTAATCCTGTTTTTTTATCAAAATCTATATAGGCATATGCATTTCCGTTTAAATTTCTTTGAAATTCTAAAGTTTTCCAAAAATCCATTGCACTCATTAACGGATTAGGTCTTATCTTTAATATATTGTAAAGATAATGACTGCTATCTTTTTTATTGTTTTTATACATTTTTACAGGTAATTTACTTATTCCTTCTGTAAGTATTCTAAAGCAGCTAAATACAGTTGCAACTTTTAAAGCGTTTTTACCTTTTACATTAACATCATTTGAGCTAATTCCTAAAAAGTCTAAAAGTCTTTCATCTTGCAAACTTACAGTTTCGTTTTTGTAAGCTTTACTAAATAACACTTAATCACCCCCTTTTTATAGGATTTTTTGCAAAATAAATACCTAAAGCTAAAAAAGTAATTCCAGTTATATACAATCCAGCGTTTAGGTTTATTTTGTAGGTTGTAGCATTTATAATAATAATGCCTATGCTAATTAAAATATCTTCTAGCATAAGCAATATTAAACTTAGATCATTATTGATTTTACTTTTTATTAATTCAAGTATTTTTTTTATTTTATCAATTGTCTTCACCCCATAACTTATCCAGCATTTCATCTTCGGCATAGTTAGATATATTTATGCCATCATCTTGGTTATAATGTGTCATAGCTCTTGTGTGTGCATTTATTCCAGCTGCTAATCCATCTATTTTTTTAGTTGTATTAGACTTATCTAGTAATATATTTCCATTGTGATCTGTCTTTTCTACCGCATTTTGCACATTCCAGTTTAAAACTGGATTGTTTTCGTGGATTACATTCTTGTTATATACTTGCTCCCTAAAGTCCTTAGTAGGCTCAGATAGAGTTTTCATTCCCTGTCTTATTTCAACCGTTATATATCCTTTTTCACTTAGATTCTGAGCTAATTGATTTGCAGAGTATGGATCATAATCTATTTCTTTTATTTTAAAATCATGTTCTTTAGAAAAATTAACTATAAAATCCTCTATCTGCTGATTTCTTATAGTTAAACCTTCGCATTCAATTAAAAACCCTTCTTCAATCCATCTGCTATAACTTACTCCGTCAGTAGCTTCTTTCTGCTTTACTCTTGCACCTGGAATGAAAGTTCTTGTGATTACTGCATAATATTCTTTATCAAGTGGAAATTCAAAAGTTACGCTTGATAAGTCGTGCTTTTGTGATAAGTCTAGCCCTACATAACACTCTTTGCCTTTGCATATCTCCAGCAGCTCTTTTGCATCAACTCCGTTTTCTTTCCAGAGCTCATAGTTCATGTAGCCATTTTCTTTCATATCAACCCATTTATTAAGAGTTTTAGTAAGCATATTCCTAAAATGCGATTGATTGTCTAATCCTTCTTTTACTTTTATTCTTAATTTTTCAATTTCTCCTAAAGCTCTAAAAAGTGGATTTGATTTAAACCAATTTTTAGGATCTTCTATATCATCTTCTTTATCCATTTCAGCTATATATATAAATCTTGTTTCATTGTCTTTTTTTCTCTCTAATATCTCTTTGCAGTATTCGTATTCTTGAAAACAAGCGCAATCCAAGTCAAATCCAGCTGTAGTAATTATAAATATTAGAGGCTCGTCTTGCTGTACTGCTCCATCATCTAGTAGCTTATATATTTGATTATTCTTATGTGCGTGATATTCGTCTATTACTCCGCAATGAGGATCAAATCCATCAAGGTTTTTAGTTTCGCTTGATAGAGCTTTAAGTATAGAGTATTTCTTAGCATAATATATTTCACTTACACTTTCTCTTACTTTAAGCCTTTTAAGTAAAGACTTGCTAATCTTAACCATTTTAACGCAATTATTAAAAGCAATCTTCGCTTGGTCCTTTGCATTAGCAGCAGTATAAACTTGACTTCCAAAGTAGCCATCACCCATTAGCATATATAAGCTTACCCAACTTACCAAATAGGTTTTTGTGTTCTTCCTTGCTACTTGTATATAAGCTTGTCTAAATCTTCTGTACCCTGTTTCTCTATGTGTCCAGCCAAACAAGCTCCCTAAAATAAAAAACTGGAAGTCCACAAGATCCACTGGATTTCCAGCTAATTTACCATCTGTAAATAGCGTATATTTAGTAATAAACTTTATTATTCCTTCTTCTGCTATGCTGTAATCAAATAGATACGGAAATTCTTCCGTATCTTGATTCATTAAATCTTCTAAATGTCTTTTACATGCTAATATTTCTGTTTCTCCAGCTATTATCTGCCCTTGTACTATTAATTTCGCAAAAGTGGTTACTGGATCATCTATTAATACATTCTTATTATTTAAAATCTCTGTCAAAATCATCCAGATCACCTTCCGAATGCGCTTGGATAAGTTTTAATCTAGCAGCTGGATTAAGGCCAACTAACATAGAGTATTCTTTTACCATTTTAGAATACTTTATTTGGATATTAATTAAAGGATCTTCAACCTCGTTTTCAGCTCCAAACTTGTTAGTGTGCATTGATGTAAACTTCTTTCCGCCTGCCCCTTTATCAAATCTTCTTGCATCTAGCTGTATAGTAACCTCTATGAAGTTATCTAAGCCCTCTGCAAGTATGCCTAAATTATAAATATCTACATTTGCAAGGATGTCTACTTCTTGAAGATTATTTACTACATCCCTAAAAATCTTTTTACCTCTAACTGATAACCAAGCAGGAGGTTTTATTTTATCTTTTGGCAGCTGCTTTAACATTTCTTCCTGTTCTTCTCTTTGCCTTATTTGTTCTTTAGTTAAATGCCCTTCTAATTGTGATACTGGTTTTCTTGGTCTACCTGCCAAACATAATCACCCCCTATTTCGTTATTTTTTTATCATGTCTTTTTTCTGTTTTGAAGTGAGGGTGTACCCCTCAAACTTGAATTTTAGGAAATTTTCTTTATCAGAGTTCCCCATTCGGTCGTGGGCAAATCGGCTAAAAATTACCGATATACCCCTACCCTTATAAATTCTCAAAATAATAATACAAATTGTTCCCGCAATTTATATTGTTTGATTTACAGTGAAAAAGATTACCAAAGAAAACTTTGGCAAAATAAAAGAGCAGATACTCGCAATATCTACTCTGGTTACTGCTATTGGCACTCTGCTTACAGTACTAAAACCAATAGCTGATTTTGTCCTTACAGTATTATTTGAATTTTGTTATTGATAATATAGAATAAGGTGCAACCTATTCTATAAATTCTTTTTCTATTCTTAAATAAACCTTATTTCATTTGGATAGCACTCATGTACTGAGCCATTATCTAGGAATTCTATTATTCCTAATGTCCTTTGGATTACTCCACCACCATGTCCACCCATTGCAACAGATGGTGGAATAACTTGAGCAATCTCGGACCATTTATGGAAATATGCTTCTTTCTCTTTTACAATACATTTTCTTAATTCCTGCATTATTTCCCCTCTCTTTCTTGACCTTATAAAAATATTAATAAAACCGCAAAAGTTATAAGTAATAAAGGTATCATATAAAATAATGATCCAGTACCTTTGTTCCTTGGTACTATGTCTTTCTCAACTCCACAATGAGCTTGACAAGCCCAACTGTTAAAGGTTTCTTTTCTGTCTTGATATGTCTTTCGGCTTCTGCTTACTTTCTTTGTTTCCATATCCTTTCCCCTTTCTTATGCCGCTTGTTATGGCAGCTATGGCATAGACTAATAAGGTTATCAATATCAAAACGCTTTGCCCAGTTGTCCTTTACTTCTATAATGTGATGCACTGTGTCCGCAATAGTTATTTTCTTTTCGCTTAAACAATCTTGGCATAACTTGCTATCTTTTATTAATCTGACTTGCCTTGTCTTTGTCCAAGCTTTTGATTTATAAAACTTAGTAAACTTATCATCTCTTGTTTTATTATCATAAAATTTATTTCTTTGTTTCTTCTCCAGTTCTTCTACATGCTTATGTTTCTTGCAATACTTTTCAGATAAATCAACTATATTATTGCATCCCATCTTATTACAGAGTTTGTACATGAGCAGCCCTTTTCCTTTTGTGATTAACATGTTCTATCTGGCATAAATTGCAAAGCTTTAATGATTGTGGAATTTCTATCCCGCATTTTCTACACTCATTTATTGTGTCAATTCTGATTCCTATTTGCTCTAAAATTATAGATCCGCAATCATTGCATTCTTTATTTCTATAATCTTCCGAATAGACTTTATCGCATTTACTGCATACAGTAACATTTATATTTTCAATCGCCATAAAAGCCCCCTTATCTGTATCCAAAGTATTTATTAACATTCTTTTTATTCTTTACGCATTTGTTCATTCTCCCCAGCAAACATTGATGTATGTCATAGTTTAGTTGGCTTTTTAATTTCTTCTTATGCTCTATTTTTTTCTTGTGATACTCTGGAAAACTATTTAGAAATTCTTCTTTAGTCATTTCTAATTTCTCCCTTAAATTTTCAATACTGTTTTCATTGCTCTAAATAATCTTTGTTCAAAAGATGATTTCCCTGTGTAGTTAACCATGAGGCAAACTATTTTTACTATATCCTCATTAACACCTTTATGATTTTGAGGATCTAAAACATAATTTCTTATATCTGTTGTATTCCACTTTCTGCCCTTGTATGATGTGTTAATTTTGTAACCCTTGTATTGCAACCATTCAACAAGGTTTTTAGCTCCTTTTTGCTTGATGTACTCTGAAAATATAACATTTTGGAATAAATTGCCCTTTTCTAGTTCCAAAAGACTATTTATTCTATTTTTCATCATTTTCCTGTATTCTGACTTGTTCATTCTAGTGTTTTCAATGCTTTGAGTCATGTTTTCACCTTCTTAGTGAATTATACATAATCATTTAATTCTGTATAATTGCGATTTAATTCTTTAATTATCTATTTTTCAATGTTTTTAGCTAATAACAAAGTGTGAATTATACACTTTTTCAATATGAATAATATTTAAGCTTTAAAAAAATAACCCTAGCATACTTCACTTTCCAAAAGTAAAGTTTCTCATAGCTCTATTAACAGTATCTTGCTGGATACCAATGTAAGCTAATGTTATGCTAGGATCACTGTGATTAAAACATTGCTGAAGTACAACAATATCTTTTGTTTGTTTGTAATAATGAAATCCAAAAGTCTTGCGTAGTGTATGAGTTCCTAAATTTTCCACCCCAAACCTATCTCCTAAATTTCTTAATATTTTGTAAGCCATATCTCTAGTTATAGGTTTATTTTCTTGCTCTCTGCTCTTTATTAGATACTCATAATTTTCTTTGTCTTTGCAGTACCACTCTAACTCTTTTTTTAATGTTAAATTTATTGGCACGATTTTTTGTTTTCCTGTCTTTTTTTCTCGTAAAGTTATATTATTTCTATTTTTAACATCTTTTACTTTTAACCTTAATATGTCAGATATTCTTAATGCTGTGTAAATACCTACCATGAACATAATGTAATTTCTTGGATTTGTTCTTTTTAAATATTCTAAAATATCTTCAAGTTTATAAAAATCTCTAATTGGCTCTACTACATTCATTATAATCACCCTGTTTTTTTTGCATAAAATAAAGAAGCTGCACAATTTACAGCTTCTTGATAAAAGGGGGGGAACTTTTAATTGTCTTAATGGCGCTTTATTACATTTTAACTATAACACTTGTTTTTTTGCTTTAAAAGTGGAAAAAGGTGGAAAAAACTATAAAAAACTACACTCTTTTGTCTTTATTTTCATTAATTTTAAATATTTTGCTTAAATCTTCTTGCCCTAACTCTAATTCTTTTATACTTTGCTTTATTTCTTTGCCTTTAAAGTATTCATCTACTATATATTTTAATTTTTCTTCCATGTCCACTTTAAGCCCTCCTAGTAATTATTTTCCTGCCTTTCATAATTCTTTTTCATCTTAGTTTTGTAAGCTTCTTCAATTTGTTCTGCTGTAAAATTCCAAACATTAGAAGTACCCATTTTTATAAAACTTATCAAAACCTCATGCCATTTTTGAAGTAAATATTTTTTATTATGTTCTTTTTCTTTTTTCCAATATTTCCAATTTCCTAGATAATTTGTAAATTTACTAAATATTATTAAAAAATCACTTAATGTGCATGTTTCTGGCTGGTAATCTTCGTAATATAATATATCATCTGGATGTTCTGAAAAATCAGCAATTTCATAAGTCTCATATATATATTCTTCAATATCTAGTGAATTTGCTATTGAGAAAAGAAAATGCATACAATCAACATATTCTTCTAAAACTTTTTCTTTTGAAACTGTTACTATTTCAGACTTAATAGATTTTCTCATCATAAAATTTGTCAAATTTTCCCATGCGTTTATTTCTTCTTCAAGCTCCCCCAGCTCTACAAACAAGGCTAAAAGCCTTGTATTTAATAGAGTTTTAGGATCTACATTAAGATTTTTCTTTTCTATTATCGAATTATCCAGAGCTTCTTGCATTTTATAAATTTCTTTAATTGTCATTATGATTTCCTCCTAAAATAATTCAATCTGTCCATCATTATTTCTTCTTAAAAGTTTGTGTTCTCCAAATTTAAAATCAATTCTAATTATGTAATCACTTTTCTTTAAAGGAATTACGCTTTTTATTGATTCTTTATCTAATTCTGAAAGATTATTATAAAAATCTTTCAGAATAATTTTTGAATTGGTTGATAAATATTCAAAACCTTTTATTGTTTCCAATTTTTTCCACCTCTTTCAAATTCTATAGATAGTTTATTTAGTGCTTTATCATGCAATTTATAGCAATTACTTATACTATATTTTAATTTTTTTGATATTATTTCCCATTTATACCTTTGAAAATATCTTAGTTCTATTATTTTTTTTTGATCATGTTCTAATCTTTCTAAAGATTCTTCAATTAAATATTGATTTTTTAATAGAATATTAATTTTATTTTTTATTAAATTTGCTTTATGATCATAAATTTCAGAAATTTTAATAACTGCTTGCTCAGTTTTATTTGAAATACTTCTATTTCCGCTAATAGCTTCAGTCAGTTGTGCAGTAACACTTGTTTCATATTTACTGCCTAACAAATCTTTTAAATCATTATTTAGTTTTTCTTTTTCTTTTTTTGTATAAGGATAATCTAGTAGTATTTTTTTTATTGTTTCTTTTTTCATTTCTGCCTCCTTTTTTATTGTCAATTAAGGCAATTATTTAAAATGGCACACCGTCATCATCAAGTGCTCTAAATCCTTCTTCATTCAACCCTGTAGGTTCAAAGGTGTTGTTATTATTACTAGATTCCTTTTTATCACCGTATTCTAAAAACTGCACATTTTCAGCAACAATCTCAGTTACATATCTTTTCTGACCTTCTGCATTCTCATAGCTTCGGTTCTGTAAATATCCTTTTATTGCTACAAGTCTACCTTTAACAAGGTAGTTAGCACAGTTTTCAGCACTTTTCCCCCAGACCTGAATCTTAAAGAAGTCCGTTTGTTTCTGTCCGTCCTTACCAATAAATGGTCTATCCACTGCTAAGTCAAAGTTACAAACTGCTTTTCCAGCAGAGGTGAATCTTAACTCTGGGTCCTTTGTAAGTCTTCCTATGAGGATTATGCTATTCATTTTCTTCCTCACTTTCTGAAATTTTTTTAAATCTCATTACATATATGTCTCTGACATTAAAAATTGTTTCAATAGTTTCAGGATATTCGACCCCGTAATTTATTAAAGTATTTTCATCTTCATTGACACACCATATATTGCCAAGACAATCGTCTTTATATCTATTTCCTGTTTGCCATTCTATTTCTGATATTTCTAGCCATGGTTGTTCAGCTTCGTTAATGTCATTAAGAAATTTTGTGGCTGCTGTTATTCTATCTATAAGTTCCTTTGATTCATCTGTATCTTTTGGTATATAACAGTCTATTGCTTGATTTATTCTATTAGCTGCACCCTGCCATCCTCTTTCATATGCTCCGAAGGTATCATCCTCAGCTTTATTCATGTTCATAGTCTCTCTCACTGCTTCTACCAATGCCTGATATCTTTCTGTAATTTCAAGTATTTCTTCTAAATACAAAGGATGCTTTCCAGAAATGAAGGCTTCACATGTTTCATCAGAATATTCCATAGGATTTATTTTTAATGGTCCATCTTCGAATAAATACATACAGGAATCCTCATAATAATTTATACATTTATGATTTGTGCAATAAGGCATTTGTTTGTTCAAGCTATCTCCTATTTCTTTTTTGGTATTCATAAAACCCTCTAACCCTCCTAATGTTAATTTTTGTTAATTGTATTAAGCTACATATTCTCCATATCTCAGCATCTAGGAAGTCTGCTTCTGTAAGAACTATCATTACTTTCTCCTTCCTGCTAGCACTCTGGGCAAATAATTGCATAATTCCTTTTAGATCTGTTTGGATTTTCTATTCCAGGACCTGTAACAGAATCTATTTTCCATTTAGTTCTACCTTTGCTGATAATTAGAAGAGCCGCATCAAAAGCTTTATATTTTTCCTTAGATTTTGTATTACATTTATCGCAAATAAATACATATTCTTGTTTTTCTTTCGCTATAGGCCAATGTTCTTTTTTCAATTTAAGCCCTCCTTTTTAATCTATATAAGTTTCCCATTTCTTACATTTAGGACATCTGGATATTCCGAAGTCTATGCATTCATAACCTTCTTTTTCTTCTAAAGAAAATCCATCATTTTCACTGTAGTAGACTTCCTCATTTCTGTAATATTCCAAACTTCCAAAACCACAATAATCGCATGGCATAGCATTCGACCAGTTTCTTATTGCAATATCTTCGTCTAAATTGTTTTTTTCTACAAATTCTAATATTTGATCTAATGGATATTCCGTTTGTAAGTGTTGAGTAAATAGTTTTATATCTAATTTTTTAGACATATTTACCTCCCATATCTAATTGTCAGTTCAGCATATTTGTAACTCACTTTATTCTTAACCTTGATTTCCTGAATACTTAAACCCTGTGCATGGTCCTCTAGTATTTGTTTATCTATCTTTCTTAACTGCTCAGCTTCTGCGTGTATTCTATCAAAGGCTTTTTTTATTTCTTCTTCACTATTAATACAAATCACTCCTTCAAAGTGGTTGTTTCTGTTTTGGAAATAACCACTATTTCAACTGTTTCTATTTTGGAAATAGTTAACAATCTGGTTATATATCCTCAATCTTTTCTCTTTTATGAGTTTGAATATTTAAAAATATCATTATGTTTTCATTTTCTTCTCTGTATCTTAAATAATCTAAAAATTCTTTTGCTTGTTCCTTATTTTCAAATGTTTTAATAAATCCCTCATTAGGAAATTTTCTATGCTTTACTTGCCAGCGTAATTCATACCAAATATTTTCTTGTAATTGCACTTAGTTTCCCTCGCTTTCTGGTTATATTGCGTATTATTTTATTTCATTGAATACATCCTCAAAAGACCATATTCTTCGCACTTCTTCACTCTTACTCATCCTGAATCTTCCCACTTCAATGTAGCCACCTGCATCATTGGAGTAATAAATAAGTTTTAAAAACTTCACTCCTGTTTTAGATTCACACTTAAACCACTCAAATATAGCCTTATTAGTTTTTTGCTCTATCTCTGTTGCCCTGCCTATCTCTGCAAGCCTTTCAAGCTCTGTCAACTCTGTATCTATAGTCTCTTCTAACCTGAAGTGATCTTCGCAAGAGTGGAAGCATAAACCTTTTTCCATCATTTCTTTTGCGTAGCCGCACACTTCACAGTTCAATTTATCCAAAAACTCCCTTGTTTCCTTAGCCTTCATCACTCGCCCTCACTTTCTACTTCTACATTCTGTGTGCCGATTTCATTGCATAAATCACAAACTACAGAACTTTCGTTTTCATCTTCTTTCGTCCAGCCGTATCTATCATCAAGTTCAATTTTTCCATTACAACCCAAGCATTTAGTATGTGCTACTATCATCTTTTCCACTCCTTCGCAATTTCAACCTACTGCGTTATTAAATTTGCACTAATTATTTTTCTCCATCTTTTCTTTTAACTTTTGCTTTAAAACATCTTCATCTATATTGGACCTTGTTATTTTTTGATTGTTTAAATTTTTCTTATTAGTATTATTGTTGTAAGCACCCTCTAATACTTTCACAAAATTACTTGGCTTAACCATCCAATCAAATGTTATTACCCAGCAATTTTTATTATCACCTTGCAGAAAATTAGATTTTTTTATATTTTCTATAGCCTTAATCACTTCCTCAAAGCCATATTCATTTATTCTAGTTTTAAGAAGTTTATATCTTACTTGATTGCTTTTGATTGTTTTTATTTGAGAAAGTCCTAAATCATTCCATTTTTGAATTATGCTAATTAAATTATCTTTAGATAATTTATTAATAGTATTATCTTTATCTATTTCTATATCTAATTCTTTATCTATATCTGTTGCGTTACATTGCGTTACTGTAGCGTTACATGTAGCGTTACATGAATTTTCTGGTAATAATTTCTGTTTTTCTCTATATTTAGCAACTCTATTTCTTGTCTGTTCTTTTATTTTTTCCATGCCTTCTATATTTTGATGTTTTTCCCAGTTGCTAATTTTTATATAAGGACCTTCCATTTTTATCATGTTTAAATTTTGAAAAGTTTTAAGAGCTAATTTGATAACAGTTAAAGGTTTTTTAAATCTATTTGCTAACATTTCATCTGTATATGGGATATTTTCTGTTAATAAAATAAAACCATTTGCATTACATTTACCAGCAAGTGTGAGTAATTTTATCCATATAATTAAAATCGCATCAGCTTCAGGCAAACTTTCTATAAAATCAATTTTTTCATCCTGAAACATTCCAGTAGTAATTTTTATCCATTTTATTTCAGACATGACTACTCCTTTCTAATAAAAATAGATCCATCTTTTAAATCAAATAGATTAAATAAAAAATGTCCTATAATAATTCCAGGAATACCCCATATGAAGAAAAGTTTTAAAAATACTGCAAATATTATTCCAGCATCCTCTCCAAATATAAGGCCTATATTTTCAGATAGCTTTACCCAGTCGATTATATTTTCGTACATAAATACCTCCTAAGATTGCTCAATAATTGGCAAAAATCCATTTTCTTTTAATAAATCATAAAGAAATAACCTTCCTTTTTGAGTCCATTTAGTATGAATTTTTGTATCATTAATTCCATTACTTTTTATTATTGGAATAGTTTCTGAGTGAGTATATCCTTTGCTGTGATATTTAGAATATAAAAGCCATTGATCTGATTGTTTATACTGAACTTTTAAAGAATGTAGTATATTATTAAGTGCATAGGCTGACATACATTGGTCTTGATTCGCCTTTTTTATCCTTATAATCAACGACGGAAATATTTCCTTGGTTAATTTCTTCTTCAAATTCATCTCTGACTATTTTCAAGAAATCATAATGCTGTAACTCTTTTCTGTTACCTTCCTGCTCTCTGTACTGATTGATTAGCTCCGTTAACTCTAAACTCGTAAAAGTATCTTTTTCCTGTAAATTATTCAATTCCTTTTCCTCCTTTTTACTTTAAAAATTCGATTATCCTTCTGTTTTCATAATCAAATACCACACCTCTGTTAAAGCCCATTCCGTTATTCAACCAGTGTCTGTATTCTTCATCAGATTCAAAATTGATAATTACTCTTTTTTCTCCGCTAAGGATTTCAATTCGACTTTTGTTGTAATACATCACATCACCTATCATGATTTTTCCTCCTTTATTTCTTGTAAATGTTTTATATAACTATCTGCTAAGAACTTACAAAATAAATTTATATCTGCTTTTTTATCTGTTTTTTCTTTTCTAACATTTAATACTTTAGAAGTTTCTCTATCTATAGTAATAATTGTTCTTTCCATAAGTCCTCCTAACTATTACAATTGGTTAGTTCGTTGTCGAAAAAAATTTCATTAACTTTTAAGCAATCTAAGCCTAAAATTGCTGCTATGCTCTTTATTTCTTGTAGCGAAAAACTTCTTTTCCCCTGTTCTTTCCTGTTATAGCTTACTTCGCTAATATTCATCTTTTTAGCCATTTCTTTTTGAGTAATTTCTTTTCTTATCCTTTCGATTTTAAGTTCTTTTAAATTCAATTTATCATCTCCTTGTTCAGTGCTAACCATTTGTTATATTTATAATATATATTACGATTGGTTAGTTGTCAACAAATAAAATCAACTTTGTATAAATTTTTGGTTAGTTTTACCGAACGAATGGTAAATTATAATATAATTAAATTAACTTGGAGGTGAAATCATGAAACAAATGGTTACAATAGGAGAAAAAATTGCAAAATTATTAGAAGAAAAAAATATGACTCAGAGAGATTTGGCAAAATTAATTAATGTAACAGAGGTAACTATTGGCAGATATATAAATAATACTAGAGAACCTAAGGGCTCCGTTTTGAAAGATATAGCTGATGCGCTTGGAGTTACAAGTGATTATTTATTGACTAATAAAAAAATTTTAAAAGATCAATTCAGATCTAGTGATGATTTTTCTAAAAGTATTTTATCTAGATTAGGAGTAAAAATTCCAGTTCTAGGAAAAGTAGCAGCTGGAGTACCATTGGAGGCAATTCAAGATATAGAAGATTATGAGGAAATTACTCAAGAAATGGCTAGAAAGGGAGAGTATTTTGCATTAAAAATAAAAGGTAATAGTATGGAGCCTAAATTTACAGAGGGAGATGTTGTTATTGTTAGAAAACAAAGTGATGTAGAATCTGGAGAAATTGGAGTAGTTATAGTAAACGGATGTGATGCTACTGTGAAAAAAATAATAAAACAAGAAAATGGAATACTTTTAATGGCTACAAATCCAGCTGTATTTCCACCTAAATTTTATGAATATAAAGATATAAGCGAATTACCTGTATATATTCTAGGCAAAGTTGTAGAACTTAGGGCAAAATTCTAATAATAAAAAGGTGATTATAATGAAAGTAGTTGCATACGCTAGATTTTCTAGCGAAAATCAAAGAGATGAGTCTATTGAAGCTCAATTAAGAGCTATAAAAAAATATTGCTTGGATAATGACTATTATTTAATAGATGAATATAAAGATTATGCACTAACTGGAACAAGCGACAATAGAAAAGAATTTCAAAAAATGATTAATGACTCATATATGCAGACTTTTGATGCTGTTATAGTTCATAAATTTGAAAGATTTGCTAGAAATAAATTTGATTCTGTTATGTATAAACATAGGTTGAAACAAAACGGAATTAGGGTTATATCAGTACTAGAAAAATTAGATGGCTCTCCTGAATCTGTTTTATTAGAGTCCTTATATGAGGGAATGGCTGAGTATTTTAGTCTTAATCTGTCTAGAGAAGTAATGAAAGGTATGATGGAAAATGTAGAGCAGAATCTAACCACAGGAGGTACTCCACCACTGGGGTTTGATTTTGTTGATAAAAAATATGTAATAAATGAGTATGAAGCTGAAGCAGTAAAGATTATATTTGATATGTATGTCAATAATCATACATATCAAGAAATAATTGATGCCCTTAAAGAAAAAGGTTACAAGACTAAATTAAAAAGAGATTTTAAGAAAACAGCACTTCATGAAATATTGAAAAATGAAAGATATATAGGGACTTATGTATATGGAAAAAGATTAAAAGTTGATGGAAAGAGAAATACTCACAAGGAAAGTAAAAATGTAATTAAGAAAGAGAATGCTATACCTGCTATTATTGAAAAGGATATTTGGGAGATGGCACAAATGAAAATGAAAGAAAGAGCTCATAAGGGTATATCAGCAAGAAACAAAGCTAAAGTGGAGTATTTATTGACTGGAAAATTGTTTTGTGAATGCGGAGCTGCTATGCATGGAAATACTAGAAAAGGTGGCCATAAAGGTAAGTATATATACTCTAGCTATGTATGTTCACAAAAATGCGGTGCAAAAGGGATAGAAAAAAACAAAATAGAAAATCTAGCTATTAATGCATTGAAAGAATATTTTACAGATGAGCGTAAAGAATTGCTGATAAGTAAAGTGGAGGAACTATACTTAAAAGATAAGAACGAAACTCCTAAATTAAAAGACATATTAAATAAAGAACTTAGAGAAACTATAAAGCAAATAGATTCTATAGTAGAGGCAGTATCTAATGGGATGTATCACGAGTCTATGAAACAGAAACTTACTGATTTAGAAGCAAAGAAAAAAGAGATCCAAAATAGAATCTCTAGAAATGAGCTTGAATTAAATCCTTCTTTAGATCAGTTTAAGGAATATCTGGAAATACTTCTTAATTTTGAAAATAAAGAATCTCAAAAAACAGCCCTGAAAACTTTCATAGAAAGTGTAGTTGTTAATGCCGAAAACATTGATATAGCAATACTTTTCGACATTGACAAGGATAGTCGTGTTTTCGGGTGGTGCACCCAAGAGGACTTGAACCTCCGACTCACAGTTTCGATTTTTAATTTTATGCAGTTCTTTATACTTTGTTGTAATGCCTATTTTCCAAAGCTTTTAGCCATATACATTATTATAGTTCTACCTGATAAATTTTGGCTTGGTGGCTAAAAAGTGGCTAATTTTTTATAGCTAATCAAATTCAAAAAAATAAAAATATCCTTAATTAAAATACTTAAGGATATTTACAGTTTAAAATCAATCATCTTCAGACTCAAATATACTATTTATATTTACTACTGGAAAAACAAAAGATTTAAAATTAGGTTGAGATGTAAGCAAAGTAACTTGCGATCTAATATAAGGAAATAATATCGCTATAGTATTGTTCTTTACAATTTTCTGTTTGACGTCATTTGGCACAAAATCAACTTCAGAAATTTTGAATTTTCCAACTGCCGTTATAGAAATAAAGAAATCGTCATCTTTTTCACTTATTATATTCAGCTTTATTTTTGTAATAACATTAGAACTTTGATCAACCTTCACATCCGCATCCAGGTCAATTTCCAAATCCATAGAATCTGTATGATTGGGATTTTTAAAAATAATCTCAGAAAAAAATAAATTTTCCATTGTCAAAAAGCTTTCATGTTTTTTATCTAATTTCATTATGCTACTAGTCCCCTCCACTCATAACAACTATGGATATACAAAGAATCTATATTTCCTTTGGAATAGTTTTTAATGGTGATTCCTCTTTCTATAGACTCTTCTTTTTGGATGTCGTAAGATATAGCCTTAACTATACTTGCTTTTTCATAATCATAATTAACAGATATGTTAAAAATATCATTAATGTAAAATATATCATAAAGTAACTTACCTATAAAAGACTTGAATTCTTCATTTCTTTCTAAAAATCCGCTATCATGCCATATAAAATATATGTCCAGTTCGCTATCAAAATCATAGCCAATATTTTCTATTAAATCTCCAAACTTTGAATGTTTTATTTTTTCAATACAATTTTCAATTAAATAATCATTGTTTTTCATGATTTTTTTCCCTCTCTACTAAATAATCAAGGATTTCTAATACCTCTTCATATTTATGCTTTAAATCATCTTTATAAGCTTTTTCCCCTATATAAATGCTTGAATAATCCCCGTTATTTCTTTTCTTCTTTAGATATGGTATTTTTGCTAAGGATTGTAAGCCTGCATAATTATGTTGGAGTAAATTTTGAGTAGTTACATGTTTCATGAGTTTATTGTGAGTATCATAATGTGTTTTTTTCTCATTATTATCACCGCTAATTCCAAACTTATCCAATAAAAAAAGAACCGTTTGATAAACACTATAGTAATACCGACTTACTGCCAAGTCATAGTACTGTTTATTTTCAGCCCACTTCACACATTCCTTATTTTGAGTCGCTTTTTTAAGAAATACATCTCCATTTTGTAGCTTCATGTTTTGCCTCTCAAGCTAAATATTATTGATTAAGATTATACCCTTTGATAATAAATATAAACTTATTGACTTATTGATTTTTATACCTGATTTTATAGTAAATTTTCTTTTTGGTCAATACTTTCAAAAAAATGTAAATTAAATTAATCAAAGGTAAAGCACTATATGTAGTTATATAGTAATATTTTTTAGCCAAAAGATACATCATGTAGAAATATATTATTTTTATTTCAGTTTACTCTGTTTCTAAAATAATGATATATGACTTTAAGCGTTTAGAAATTTAGATTCTATAATTCTGTAACTGTAAAATAAAAATGAAGAAAAATACTCATAAATCCTTTGAATCTTCTTAGAATATGTACAGTAGATTACCGACAGAAGGGTTGCCTTTGAAAGGAATATTTATGTTTGCTGAAATTAAAAGACTTAGATATCTTAAATTGAAAAAGACCCAAGTTTCAAAAAACTGGAATTTGAAAGAATATGGGTATTTAAAACTTTTAGATCTGTTAAAATCTAGTAAGTATGTCAAAATGTGGTTCTAGGTTTGCACGAAGGGTCATTCACACTATGGTCTTAATAATCATCAGCAAGAACAAAGATGGTTTTTCCAAGAATCCAGTTCTTGCGAGGTTACTATCTTCTAAAATGCCAGAACAAGCCTAAAATGGTGGTCTTAGGGGCCGTTATGCATAAAGTTTGCAATATCGTGTTTGCCATCCTTCGTGATAAAAAAGAATTCCAAATTATTACAGAAGGAGGAACATCAAAAAAATTATTTAAAAGCGAGATGCGACATCGCTACATGATGTAATTCCATATTAAAATTTTCGTTTTTTTTTGACACCTATCAAAAGGCTTATTAAGGTTAACCTTTTTTAGCGCAGTAATGATATCAAAAATTTTTTTTCACTATCGATATTTCTTAGATGTATTATATATATATATTTCTAAGTTAATCTATTCACTTTCATCTAACTAGTCATTTTTTTTTGAGCATACTAATTTCTTTAGCAGCTTTCCCCTTGCATTCCCCCCCTCATATGAGATTGTTATAAAAAATTCTTTTGAAGCTAGCAACATCCGGTCGGGGATTTCTGGAATAAATCGAATTTTTTTAGCCCGGGGGTACTCACTCAAAATAGACCCTAACTCCACAGTAATTTTAAAGGACCCTTACCCTCATGAAGTGGAATGTATGAGGTGTAAAGGTCCATATTTAGGAGGTAACTACCAAAAAAATCAGCTATTTAAGAGCTTTTCCTTCAATTTTCGCTTATTTTCAATGATTTTTGCCTCTTCTAGCCTCTTTTTTAGCTCATTTTCAAGCTTTTGGGCTAAAATATCAGGGTTGAACTCAGGGAAGACGAGTAACCACTGCTCTAGGTTAAATATATCAGTGTGTAGAGAAGATTTAAGGCTTATTAGATGACTATGAGACCCCATTGCTAAACTTTCAATCTCTTTTACTGAATCATTAACGGCTTTCAGATCATCCAATACTCCAGTTAATCGCCTATACATTTCCTCATATCTCTTAGCTTTTAATATCTGAGCCTCTAGCATTTCTACTAGGTCAGGCACATATCCATGCTCCTTAATGAAGTCTTCAAGCTCTCTTTCCTTAGCTGCTAACCTATCTCTTAACTCCACAACAACACTTTGTATAGTTTCATCCAGTGGCTCACCGTTTGCCTTTGCCTCATTAAGTATTTTCATATTATCCATTATCTTACTGCTTATATCCTCTATCTCACTATTAAGGCTCTTCCTCTTATCTATAATCTCTTGTGTAGTTAGTTCCATATCACACACTCCTTTACATGGTTTATAGTTTGTTGTCTCCTAAATATTCAGGGACCCTTTAGACGATGGCGAAATATTTCCCCTTCATCTGGTGAATAGCTTTTTATTTTTATTGCAGCTCTTACTGAAATTATTCAATATGTTATTAGCTCCTGAACTATTGCTATACTTCTGCATTAGCTTAGCTACTACTTTACTTTCAGAGCTATTCATTGTGGCCACATCATAACTATTGTCTATCTCATCAGTACAACTGTTTGATGTTATTATCTGGTCACAGAATCCTAAGTCTTTGGCCTCTTCTGCGGTTAACCATGTTTCACTTTCTATTAAGTTAATCAGCTCTTCGTCCGTCCCTTTGAATCTCTCTTTGTAGTTTTCTTTTAAGCTCTTATCCATCTGCTTTAAGTCATTACTCATCTTCTCATGGTCCTTAGCGTTACCGAATGTAAAGGTACTAGCGGAATGAATCATAAGCATTGAATTAGAATACATTTTAATCTCATCCCCTGCCATGGCTATGATACTGCCACCGCTACCTGCTAATGAGTCTATTATCATTTCAATTCTTGCACTATGTGATTTCAATAAATTACTTATGGCTATGGATGAGAATAAACATCCACCACCGCTGTTTATGTGTACTCTTATAGCTTTGGTGTCTATGTTATTCAGCTTTTCCCTAACATCCTTTACAGTTATCGTTTCACTATCCCCATCAAATACTGGATCTCCTATTCTCCCGTGGAGATACATTTCCGTAATATCATTGTTGCTCTCATTCCTAAACACTTTAAATTGTGTCTTTAAATGCTTCATGTACTTCAACCCCCTGTGTTTTTATTTGATTCTTTAACGCGTCCCTGGTGAAGCTGCTTATAGTTACACTTGAGGTTTTATTACTCTTGTTTAAAGCCACAATGGTTTTACCTAAGCTTTCTATTAGCTCTTTGGGTAGCCTAACCGTTACCCTATAATCTAACCCCACATAACTCACCCACTAGATTTAAAAACCTTATCTTTGTAATACAAAAATTATAATATACCTTCACATGTCATTTAGTGTCTTGTTTGATGAACTGAGTTCACTCCTGAATATCTATGACTAGGAAATATTCCCGACTCCCCTTTAAATCAACGGGCAAAATATATTGCTGGTTCAATACATGGGCAAAATATTCTGCTTATGTAACCGCGGAAAATTTTCCCTTCGTTGTGGCCTTATTTCAACTATTCCCTTCCTTAATCACAAAATACTTATCCAACAGGGGCACATATTATTCATTGTGCATAGTTGAGCTTAATTTCATTCTTATCTGGATTAACTCTACCGCCACAGCATTTAACTCTTTCTGTGCCTCTAACAGACCAGAAAAAGCAGCTTCAAATTCATCAGACAAAGGGTCTACCCTAGGGAAGAGGCCTCTATAACTTTCACACAAGTGTACAAAATAAAGTTTTCTTTCTTCTAATTTTTTTTCTCTTTCCTTTAAACTTTCTACAGAAGTATCTTTCAATTCTATTCTTTTCATTTTTTTTCACCCCTTAGTTAATTTCTTTGTGCAAAATGTTACTTTGTTATGTGTCCTTTTTATATATGCTCTATATTAAAACTTTACATATACTTTTCACATTTTGCACAAATCCTTATTTTTCAATACTTATAGACTTTAAGTTTTTTAATCACATTTTGCTATTTTATGAAATCATCTGAATCTATTGTATAGTTCTTAACCACATTCTTTATTGTTTTTCCGTTAACTGTCCCTATTGGTGCCAGTATGCCTTTACTTCGGAGTTCTGCAAAAAAATTCGTTTTATTTTCCGCCCCGTAACCATTTTCATAGCACCAAAATTGATATTTCTTATAAACTTCTTTAGCTGCAGTGTTTTTATCTTTTTCGTAAATCAAACATTCTGCTATAAAATTTCCAGTTTTGTCAGATTCCTTCCTATATTCTTCAGTAGCAACTAATACACTTTTGGGCGGGAAAATTCCTTCTTTTTTATACTTTTTCAACCCATCTACGCACCAATTTAATATTCCAGCTACATTTTCTGATTTTCTTAATCTCATTTTTAAATTTCTGTCCTGTTCATGAGGTTCAAAGTGCCTATCAAAAGTAATTATGTTTATTCTCCCACTTGAAAAAACTGTTTCATCTGCTATTACTGGCAAATAATTAGTCCCAATCAATAACTTAAACTCCGGTTTGAATTCAAATTCAGATTTGTGTAAAAATCTGGCTGTAATAGTGTCTGAAGCGATGAGACTTTTAAACAAAGCTGTATCAAAAATCATTCTTTTAGGGGGTTCAGGCATTTGAACCATTCTACACCCTTTTAGTCTAGCTATATCACCTGATGCCTGCCTAGAATCTGGGTTTTTTTTCTTCGCTAAAGTTTCAGGTTGTATCGTCATTGAGTATCCTTCGGAACCTCCTAAAACATATGATATAGTCTCCAATAAAGTAGATTTTCCATTTCTAGTTTTTGGCCCATAGAGAATGTATGCTGTCTCATTGCTTGTGTCTCCAGTTAGACATAACCCTAAGATTTTTTGAAGATATAAAATTTTTTCTCTATCTGATAAGAGTATTTCATCGACAAATTTTTCAAATTCTAAACTTCTAATCCCAGGTCTATATTCTGCATTTGTTATTTTACTTAGTAAATCATCTGGAGAATGCTCATTAAACTCAAATGTCTCAAGATTTAATGTTCCATTTTGACAATTCAATAGATATGGATTTTTATTGAAATCTTCTGCTTTCATAAAATACCTATCTTTTGCATCCTCTATCATTGATTTCCTGTATCTTATCTGCCCAAGTTTCAATATATGCTTTAGGTATATTTCTTTTATTTGATCATCGGTTATGTTTGCAGCATATATGATAAGTGCATCATATAGAGTTTTTGCCAGCTGTGACACTACCATACTCCCTTTATCTTCTTTCCATATCTTGCCATCGTATATATACCATTCCTTGTCAGTAGAATTATATCTCGCTACGTCTTTGTATACATCCGCAAACAACTCTCCGTTACCTTTATCATTAAAACTATATCTTTCATAAGGTCTTAAATCTTTAAACTTTTCTAATAATGTGTTGGAAATTTCTTTCATCCCTCTAAATGGAGATCCCTTTTCATATTTCAAAGCCTGATTAACTATTACATCAATTTCTCTATCCGACAAAGATACTTCGCATTTCTCATCATTGGCAATTTTCACTTTTTCTATAATAGCTTCATCAGAAAATCCTTTTGCTTGAAGACTACAGGCATATCTGTAAAGAGTATCGTTCCTGGCCCCCACATCTATATGTTCACTCAGTTCAAATTTAGAACCTACATTTTTCTTATTTAAAAAAGCTATGACTTTTTCATCTGCTTGGGCAATATCGCACTCATTAATCCATTCGTATGGAGCACCATTAATATCACTCCCAGGAGCTACTACATAGCCACCATCGCCTCTTACATCTACCCCCTCATATATATTAGCTCTATTTCGTATTTCTTCAGATATCCTATAATATAAGTGTAGGCCTCCACCCGCTGTCTTTGATGCTCTCGTTTCCGGTAGAGTCCCGTTTATATTCTCCCATTTCTCTAAGCTCTTAGCCCCATCTTTTCCGTTCTTAATATCTAAGTCTAATACTATTAAGCCTTCTCCTGTAAGTATTCCTATATTCAGATCTTTAGATTCGAACCATTCTTTTATTTTTGAATGCTCCCCTGTAGCTAATTTTTGCCAGTTTGAAATAGCTGGTTGTTTATCATTTTTTCTTAACGGAAATACTTTAAACCCTTCTTCAGCAAGAAATAAAGCACTATTAAGTTTTTCATCTCTCTGAATTTTTTCATTAATTAATCCCATATCCATCACCTAATTTCGGTCCCATATACCAGAAATTCTTTTTTCCTATCATTATTAGTTATCTCCTCAAATAATGTTTTTATAATTGTATGCCTTCTCTTACTGCTTCATCCAAAAACTTTTCTAGTTCCAATCGATGGATTCGGTTGTATCTCCCCACCTTAACTGCCTTAATATCCCCTTTTTTTATTAGTTCATAAATTCTATTTTGTCCAATACCTGTATATTCAATAACTTCTTTTACTGTAAGTAAATATTTCTCCATACCTCATCACCTTTCTATATCAAACTCAAAGTATGAGCATATTCAATATTAAGTCAAATTCAAAAACCTTAACTTAAGACTTATTCTTCAAAAATTGAATTAATTTCTTCTTCTACTTTTAAGATATAATCATAACTAATGCTTATAAAATCCATTATTTTTTTATGATCTAAAATCCAAAAGAATGATTTTTCACCTATTTCATTTGGTTTTGAAGGATTTGGAACCGTTGTTCCGTACTTAAAGGCCTCTGCAGGATTAAGTCTTTCATCTGAGCTATAATCAATTAGCAATTCGCTTAGTAACAGCTTACTTTTCTCAATATCCATTGTTAATGAACTTACTTTTTCCAATATATCGTTTTTATCCACTTTTATATTCCCCTTTACTTTCGTATTAGTTTACTCATTTTAAAATTTTTTTTTAAATATTGAAAATTATAGTATTAAAAATTCAAGACTCTTTTATAGTCAGTTTTTTATTCCCCTTCTATATATTCTTTTAATTTTTTAGGGTTGATATAATAGGTCCACCTGCTACTCTTTTCAGGGTGGTGCTGAACTGCAAAACCAAAAGGCAATCTCTGGTGTCTTAATCCAGCTCTTAAAAACTCTGCTGGCATCCCTAATAATTTTGCAGCTTCCGGTACTGTAATCTTTTCTTTCATCTGCTAATCTCTCCTCTCAAATAACTATTTTTTTCTAAATAAAGATTTTTTATTAGATATAAATATAAACTTTTAAGCTTCCCTATTGGAGAAACTTGATTATCTTCTTATTTTCATAGTCAAATACCACACCTCTGTTAAATCCCATTCCATTTTTAATCCAGTGGTAATATTCCTCATCAGATTCGAAGTTTATGATTATTCTCTTTTCTCCACTCATAATTTCTATTCGACTTTTGTTATAGTTCCACACATCACCTATCATAATTGGTCCTCCATTTTTTATTTAAAGGTAGATAGATAGAATTTTAAAACATACTTGATTGTAAAGTTATATCCCATTAATCACTTTTGACACTTCGTATAAATGTTATTTTATTTCATGCAACAATCTTCACTTATTATTTTTCAAAAAATATGTCATCTACTGAACTCTCTAGGGCTTCTGAAATTTTTTTCATAGTTTCATAACTTGGGTTTATAATTCCTCTTTCAAAATCAGATATTGCTTGTGTACTTACCCCTATTTTTTTTGCCAGCTCCTTTTGACTCATTTCCTTTTTTATTCGTGCTATTTTCAAATTTTTTCTTTTCATTTCCTATATCACCTCTCTTTTTAGATATATTTGTTTACTGTTTTATAAAAAAGCGTTATTTTTATTTATGGTTAAACAATAACATATTCTTTTATTAATTTCAATACTTTTTATATCAAAAGTTGTGATTTTATTTTCGGTATGCTATAATTTAGTTATTAATATTTACTATTTCAAAAGGAGGGATCATCTTGTCGATAGGAGAAAACATCAAGAAGTATCGTAAATTAAGAAAAATGACCCAAAAAAAATTAGGAGAATGTATTGATAGAACTGAAATCACTATAAGGAACTATGAATCCGATAGAATAAAGCCTCCTTTGGACGTATTAAAAAAAATTTCTGAGGCTCTGGAGGTTCATGAAGAAAATCTTCTCTCTACAAACAACTCCGTTTTCGTGTATAAAAAGAGCTATGACTTAGATTTAATAAAAGATCTTACTTATGATATCTTTGCGGAAATATACAATCACTCAACTGCAAAAGATACTTTGAAATTTTCTGCTAACGAATTGATTAAACAAGACAAATATTATCTAGATACTCTAATGGATCTTTTTATTAAAACTACTTCGAGCACATTAGAAACTTTAAAAGAAAGAATTGAGCAAAATGATAATTCTATAATTAAAGAGTCAATTTGCATTAATGTAAATAGTGTGGATTTGTCGGGAGATCCTCAAGTTAAAAAGGTTGATTTAACAAACAAACTTAATGATCCAGATTATATAAAAAATCGTATTGCGTATTATGAATGGCTATTGGATCATTCAGAAAAGAATTTCGATAACTATTTGGTATTGGAAAAATTATCAGAAGCAATAAAAGCTAAAGCTTCAGATATAGATGACGATGATGCAACATGGATTATATCTAAATTATAATTAACACTTTCTCGGATAGTTTGTAGGAGGACTATTTATGGCCAGGAAACCAATAACAAATAGTAAAATAAACGGAAACGAGTATTACAGAACAAGGTTACTTATACGATATGACGCTAACGGGAAAAAAATCATGAAGAATTTCTATGGTTCTTCTAAGACTGAAGCTGAAAACAAAAAGAAAGAATATCTTCAGATGATAGAAAGTGGAATCAATCCAGATTTAGGATTAATAAGTTTAGAAAAAGCTCTTTACTCTTGGCTTTGGAATATAGAAAGATATTCCGGAAATAAAACATCTACTTTCGAAAGATATGAAAGTGTTTTCAGAAACCATATTCAGGGTTCTACTATTGGTAGAATTTCTGTTTTAGATATAAATAAACTTTCAATTCAGAAATTTTATAATGAGATATTAGATAGTAATAAATCTATAGAATCTATAAGAAAGGTTTTAAGTAAGTTTTTTCAATTTGCATTATCGGAAGGATATATAGTTAGAAATCCAATGCAGGGAATGAAGCTTCCTAAAAAACACGAAGATACTATCTCCGAAAAAAATACAGAAGTTACCACTTTTACCAAAGATGAATTGAAAACTATTTTAGAATCTGTTGGAAATGTAAAAATTAGATATGTAATTATGTTTGCTGCTTTAACCGGAGCTAGAATTGGGGAAATATTGGCTTTGGAAAAGACCGATATTTCTAATGATTTCGTGAGAATTCAAAAATCTATTAGAAATGTTAGAGTATATATAGATCAAAATAATTATCATTATGAGATTAAACTGACTAGACCTAAATCTGAAAGTTCTATTAGGGATGTCCCCATCCCTAATATACTTAAATCTGAACTGAAAAATCTAAGTATATTAACCAAAGAAGAAAAACTAAAACTTGGCCCTGCGTATTTCGATAATAATTTACTTTTCCCATCTTCTACTGGGACATATTTGGATGTTAATAACGTACGAACTAGTTGGAAAAGAGCGTTAATAAGCGCCAACATCCCCTATAAAAAATTCCATACTTTAAGGCACACTTATGCCACCCAATTGATTAAAAACGGTGTGGATCTCCTTACTGTTTCTAGGTTGCTTGGCCATAGTTCTATCAAAACTACAGAGATTTATGCCCATACTTTAGAAGAAACTAAAATAGAGGCAGTACAGAGTTTAAATGACATGTTTGCCTAAAATAGTAAAGACCTCTTGCGATTATCTGCAAGAGGCTTTTTTTGCCTTTTGTGCAAAATGTTACTTTGTTATGTGTCCTTTTTATATATGCTCTATATTAAAACTTTACATATACTTTTCACATTTTGCACAAATCCTTATTTTTCAATACTTATAGACTTTAAGTTTTTTAATTAAACCAATATTTCTTTATTGAGCTTATTTATATCCGGCTCAATATTTAATCACATATCATATCACATGGTAAAGATGAACTGGAGATTATACCCCATGGAATCTTATTTTTTAGGAATCCAAGGAAACTGTTAGGTGCGTATGTTATTTAGTCAATTTTCTAGGAGTTAATTAGTTTCTGAAGTAGCTCTGATTAATGGTATTTCGTATTCCCATAGAATACTATTGCGTTGAAACCACTCCTGCTTTTATGATCTACCAGCTATAGAGATTTTCCATCTCGTTAAATATAAAAATGAGGGTAGCAATATTTTCTGCCTGGGGATAAAAATGAAGATTTGCCTCTATTTCTAATGGTTTAAACCCTATAGTATTAATCACCAGTTTTAAGAATTATCTACAATCTGACTCCAAGATATTTTGGAATGATATAAATATTGCGATTTTTAATATGAAATAATCACCGCTAAAAATCTATACGATTCATAAAAATTAATAATCATTTTTAACCCTATAAAGTGTGAATATACGACACCTTGCTATATGCTCTTAAAAAATTTAAACACTCCTTATATTCTTTTATATGCTTCTATTTTTTTATAATTTTCCATATTTTCACTTTCTTTTTGGGGTGGGGGTTATGTAAAAATAGCCTGTGTATTACAAAGAGGTCCCCCTTCGGTCCCAAGCTGAAAATTTGAAAATATTTTTATGGGGGGGAGGCTGTTTATGCACCTCTATATATATTAAAATGTTAATTTTTGTTAACCGTATTTTCTTTAAATGTATGCAAACTTATGCCTATATCTAATGTGTAAAATTTTCATCTATTTGCTAATTATCTTTATCTTTTGCTCTTTATTATGATTATATTTACGCTTAAAAGCACCTATACTGTAGTTTATGCATATCCCCCCCTCTAGGTTACATCGGATTTAAATTTTGTGGGACGGAAAGGGGGAACTGTATCCAATAGAACGACTAATTTTTAAAAAGGGGTGCAGGTATTTTAAAATAATGAAGCGAGTGGTAGTTTGAACTCTTCAGCCAAGGAATGAATAAAGTATAAAATCATATCTTATTAACATTTTTTTCTTCCACTCTGTTGGTGCATTAAGGAAATATTCCTTTCATGCATCCCCACCCCTTCAACTTTATCTCTGATAGTATAAGCTTATTTCAATAATTTATCACGTGAATTTTAACTATTTATCTAATACCCTGATTGATGAATTCCTTGGAATTAATGTACTTATTTATTGGATATACACTCCCTATTTCTCTAATCCCCATTCGTTTAAAGATATAATTGTAAAAAAATAAGCACCTCCCAAATTAATTGTAAAGGTACTTATTTTTTCAATGTAATCAACGCTATCCTATTTTAGATAATTGAATATTATTTAGCTCCAAATATTCTTTTTTTAACTCTTTAAGTTCTTTTTCCCTATTAAACATGCACTGCATTTTTTCATCCTGATACATCATAATCTTCTGGAGATAATTGTTATTATCAAATTCATAATAAAAAATTGTATCAAATTTATCAACTAGACATTTCATTTCTGCAATGAATTTATTTTCCTTTGTATAATATTTAACATATTCATAGTTGTCAAGTTTAGCATTATCCAATAAATTATACGGTGTCACTATAGGCAAATTCCTTAGTTTAAATAGTCTACTGAGTATATCCATGTTTTCACCTCATTTTTAAATTATCAATTTCATTCTCTAAACTGTAGTCCAGCTGTTTTTCTAGATTATCTAGAATATTAAGCCCCTTATCCAGATCTGCATCTGTCCATTTTTTTCTTTCTTTCCCTATCGCTTTCTTAAGACAATCGTTAATATAGAATGCTAAAATTCCATCGTTTTTATTCACATATTTTGCTATATAATTACATTTTGTTTTTATTATCGATAAATCTTTCAAATAATTCTTATCTTTATCTATATCATACTGCACCATAAGTCGGGGCACAATATCTTCTCTTATTTTATCATCTATATTTTTTTTCTTTTTACTGTAGAGTAAATCTGGGCGCTTTGTCTCATCATCGTCACTTTCAGCTTGCTGGATTATAAGTTGAGCCTGGTCATCAGTTATATTGTCTCCAAGTATTTTTTTCAAATCTTTTATTTTCTGCTTTAATTCAGCATCCTTTTTCTTACTTAGAGCAAATAACTCGGTTGATAGATATTCTTCACTCTCAATTCTGGAGTCTCCAAGATTTATAACTTTGCCCAACTCATCTTTTTCAGACTCACCAGGAGTGGTCTTTGGATCCATTGTTTTATTTATAATATCATCGTAGTCTTTTAATCTTTTAATAATTTCACTCTCTTGGATTTCTATTTTATATTTTTCCCATAGGTGCTCTAATTCTAAGTTTTTATGTGCAATTACCTCTCCTATATTATCTTCTACTTGTGCATCCCCATCTTCGATAAACCGTAGAATTCTTCCTACAAATTGAGCATACGGCAATTCATTTCTAAATGGCCTAAATATAGCTGCTATAGATAAATAAGGATGGTCATACCCTTCTCCCAACATAGCGACATTAACTATTACATCTACTAGATTATTTTTTATTTCATCAAATAGGCGATCTTTTTTTGTTTCTTCCAATTTACTATGTATCAAAGCAACGCTATAGCCGTGTTTTTCATATAGTTTCTGTATTTCTTCAGCATGGTATATACTACAAGCAACTGCAATTATTTTATGGGGAATTTTGCTACCTATATTTTTTTTCTTTTCAAGAAGCCTTATACTTTCCCTAACAATCTTTTCAGAACAATCTTCTGATAAAGCTACTGATCTAGTTATCCATTCCATGTCCTTTAAATTTAATGCATATAACTCCTGGATAGAATAAGTTTTATCTGTATTTTTATCTATCGTTAGTCTCAGTTCATCTGGGATGAAAGTGTTATTTCTAAGACTCTTTACATACCCATTAGCCATTGCTCTACTCAATGGATACTTATATATTAGTTCTCCATTTATTTCTTTTCTATCTGTTCTAAAAGGCGTTCCAGTAAGTTTTAATACTTTGGCTTTATCAAAATATTTCACAGAGTCCACCCAAGTAGCAGCTGTAGAATGGTGGGCTTCATCTATTATTATCATATCAAAGAAATCTTTAGAAACTCTATTGATTAAAGATGACTCTAATCTAGACTGAAGTTTCTGAATATTCAGTATGACTATATTTGCTTTACTTAAAACCTCCATAGGAGTGTCTTGGCCATTATATTCTATTATATTTGGTAAAAATTTCTTTGATGAAAAAACATTCCTTTTTAACCAGAAATTGTTATAAAAATCAGGGTTCAAAGCATCAATAACAGTATTTTTTATTGTGGTATAAGGCGTAACTATAAGAACTCTTCCTCCAGATATCCCAAAAGGAGCTATAGCCATGAATCCAGTTTTTCCAACTCCAGTAGGTAAGACCACTAAAGCATTCCTATTATCATATTCTGAATTAAAATATTCTTTAAGCTCTATATAGGCTTCTACTTGAGGGTATCTCAATTTTTCATTCCCTAGTATATTCGGTTTTGAATGTTTGAAGTAATTTCCCATATATTCTAATGACAAAGCGCCCACTCCCCTGCTATATTTTCCTTAAATTATAGCATATAGTAAAGCACTGAAAATCTTTAAAATCATATAATAACTTTCCCCCGGTGGCTAAAAAGTGGCTAAATTAAAAAATACAAGAGTATAAAACTCCTGTATCGCTTATTTTTGGTGCACCCAAGAGGACTTGAACCTCCGACTCACAGTTTAGGAAACTGCAGCTCTATCCACCTGAGCTATGGGTGCATGGGTTTGAATTAGCTAGCTACAGTTATTATATTAGCATTAAATATGAATTTCGTAAATATCTCTAGAATAAATTATTAAAATAGGCCTTAACGATTCTATTTTATGAACATATGCCACATGCTCTCCATAAACATTAACCATATCTTCTATTATTTCAAGTACATCTACATAGTAATCATAAATTTTGCTAGGTTTGTAAGAAAATCTGTTTCCAAGTTCTTTTTTTTCAATATAATCTCTCCAGCATTACTTGTCTTTTTGGTTCGTATTTTTAACAATATATACTTTCCAAAAAGACAAGTTTCTTTTAAAGAGTTTCCAATGGCTTTGTTATGAATTTTTTCTGGCTTTAGCATTATGTCTATAATGTAAATAATTTTATTTTTCTTCTCCAAGAATTTCTTTTAATTTTTTAATAATATCATCAAATTTAATACCTTGTGCATAAGGGTATTTCTTTGTATATGAATCCCATATCAACTGAAGATCCTTGCTCTCTTCAATGTCAGCAATATATTTCTCCTTTTTATCTAGGTAAATTAACGTATCTCTTTCTTTTGCTTTTTCTATAATAGCACTTCTTAAATCTACAATATTAATATCATCTTTTCTAAAGCTGGTTAACATGTATACATCGTAGTAATCTCTAGCCCTCGTATTTGAAATGTTTCTGGCTAATATTGACTCGATTTTTTCAGCTAGAATAGTGTTCAAATTATAAGCCTTAATTTCAATGCTCCGTTCTTCAAACATTAGTTCAAAGGAATAGTCAACTTCTCTTGGAATAATAATATCTCCTGTAGTAATATCAATTTTCATATTTACCTTAATTGTGAAGAATTTAGCTTCTAAAGATACTCTAAAATCTTCATATTCACTTATATCATGAATGCTATTTATGTTTTTAATAGTGAAAGTAACATTATCACCTAAGTCTATGGAGAGTATTTCATTCAATATTTCTTCTATATTTTCTTTAGTAACTGGAAATCCTTTTATAGTTGTGTCCATATCTAACGTACTTCTTAAATCTATTCCTAGCATTGCTGCAATTAAAAATCCACCCTTAAGAACAAAATTATCCTTATATTCTGAAATAGAAATCCGCTCTAAAAGTCTTTCCATCATGAAATTTTGAAGCAAGGTATTGGCTACCAAGTTCTTTTTCTTCGCCATATTATTAATCCAATCTTTTAATTGTTTTGGGCTTCCAATTTTCAAATTAACACCTCCATATATTGGCGAATCAGCTCTTTCATATTAAACAATCCTGCGTACTTAATTAATTTAGCATAATCAGAGCCAGGTGTTTTTAAATATCTTCTTACTGCCTCATTTATCAAATCACGATCTAATTGTTCTTTCTTTTTCAAACAATCGCAAATTGTTCTCTCTTTATCATAAACATAAACTTCATTTCCATATGGTGTTTTCATTGTAATTTTACCAATAGTATGCAAATTCTTAGCCACATAAAAAAACTTATATTTATTCTTCTCTTTTAAGAGTCTAGTATTATATCCTGAAGGAATAGTAATCATTATTTGAAAAGGAGTTCTATCTGCTAATTCGTGAAAATACAAAGCAGTCTCATGAGAAAAAATCCCTTTTTTACACCTATATTGACTTAAATAGTATTCATCTTCCATCTGATTTGAATCCATGTATAGGCCATGCTCTACTCTTTCTAATTGACCTAGTTTTTCCATACGTTGCAGTATTTTATTATCTATTCCTTTAGATTTTGCTTCAAGTGAAGTAATAAAACCATTATTCTTTTTTAGCAACTTCAAAACCAAATCATTTTTGCTCAC